CGAGCAGCGGCGATCCGCATGGCGAGGCGGGAGAGGCTCATTCCGGCTGATCCTCGCGAACGAGCAGGAAAGCCATGTCACCCATGCTGGTCGGCTGGATCGCCGCAATGGCATAGGTCGGCGATCCCCGACGGCCGGGGAGAACGAGGAGATCGCCCTTGGCCGGCCGGAAGGGCAGCGCCTCGGCCTGATCCCGCGCGATCCAGAACTCCGATCGTGCTGCATTCACCCGGGTGGTGCCGTCCAGCTCTGCCCCGCGCGCCTGCCCATGGACGTCGAAGCTCGTCGGCCGCGCCGAGAAGACGCCCCAGACGATCGCGCCGTTTCGGTCGCCGTCGGCGGTGCGCTCGACATACTGCTCAGACCGCCGCGGCCGAAGAACCGCCTGCTCGCCATAGGCGGCCACCACGGCGGAGGAAGCGGCAGCGTCGAGCGCATCAAACGGCGAAGGCATGGGAGGCTCCGGCTCAGGTGCGCTTGCCGGGGATGAGAACGCGAGGGCGGGTGCAGTAGTGGAGCGCATTCATCTGGAACTCGAGGTTCACGCCCTTGCCGTTCTGCATCTCCCACTGCTTGGCATAGAGGCGCTGGCCGGGCGTGTTCACCGTCTCGATGTAGTCGGCAGGTCCGTATACCGTCCGGAAGAGACCGGGCACCCCGATCGGGTAGAGGTGGCACTTGTTGGTTTCGATTCCGACGTTCTGGCCGCCACGGTAGTTGGCCCAGGTGATGCCGCCGAAGTCGAAGGTCCCGTAGATGCCGGAGGTACCGGCGGTGACGTAGGCCGCCCGGAGGTTCGCCGCTTCGGCGTATCCCTTGTAGGTCTCGCGCACCTCGCGATGGGCGATGAGGTCGTCGAAGAAGGCATCGCCGCAGAAGGCCATGATGCCGGAGTAGGGCAGGCCGTCGAGAATCCCCGCCATCTGCCGGACCACGCCGGCGCATTTCTTCCGTAGCGCGCCTTCGCCCGGGTTGGCGTTGTCGAGGTCGAAGTCGACCTCGGCCTGCTGGCTCTCGCCGAACTCGATGAAATAGTCGAACAGGACCGAGCCGTCGGCGTCGAGGAGCTGGCCGGTCTTGAGGATGTTGAGGCGGTGGTACTCCTCGGTGAGGGCGAAGAACTGCGATGCCTCCGCCGCGCGATCGGCGATCTTGGCCTGAAGCCGCTCGACGGCGATCTCCTGGCCGAAGGCGCGGACCTGCTGGACCTCGTCGGCATAGATCGCGTCGTCGACCTGGAAGTGCGGGATCTTGAGGAGCCGCATCGCCCGCTTGGACTTGTCGAAGGTCTGGCCGGGCCCCCCACGGGGGCTGGCCGAAACCAGCATGCGGTTCTGTTCCTTGTCCTTCTCGATCGCGATATCGAGCGTGTCGATGCTGGTGGTCTGAAAGAGACCCATCTGACCGATGCGCGACGGCGTGTACTTGATCTCGCGGAGCGCATCGGTGAGGCGCATGACGCTGAAGGCATCCTGCGCGAAGATGTTGAGGATGGTCATGGAAAGTCCTTTCGCGGGGGATGCGTCGTCAGGCCATCGGGATGCACGCGGCGGGTCAGCCGATCAGCGGACGATAATGCCGAGGGCGGCCAGGGCGACGTTGGCGGCGGCCTTCTCGGCCGGCTGGTCGCGATCGGCGTGATAGACGAGGCAGTGACCGTTGACCTCGGCATCGCGGACGATCGCGGCAACGTCCACGTCGGCGCCGGTGGCGTCTGCACCGTAGATGGGGATGGCGGTCGGGTTCTGGCTGCCGTCCGAAGCGCCGACGGCGCTCGCGACATACTTGCCGGATGCCGTCACCTTCCCGAGCACGGTGCCCGGGGCAATGATGCCGGCGCCGCTCGCGATGGTGATGGTCTCGCGTGAACGTTGGCCGTTCGCCTCGGTCATCAGGAACTCGCCCGGGTGCCGGGTCTCGAGCAGAACAGTCATTGCGATTCTCCGGAGTGGTTGCGCGCGCTCAGATGATCTGGAAGCGCTGATTGGCGGTGGCGATCGCCTTTTTCCAGCCGGCGACCGCGCGCTCCGCGGCAGCATCCGGTGCGGCAGGATCACGAGAGCTGCCGATCTCCGGACCAACCGCGGCACGGGCGGCGAGCCCTTCGATCCCGGCCTCCTTCGGCGAGGCGGCGAGCAGCTTCTCGGCCTCCGCGACGGTGAGACTGGTCTCGGTGGCGAGGACCAGCGCCTGTGCCATCCGCCCCTCGGCGGCCTCGGAGGTGACAATGCCGCGGACTCGCGCGCGTTCCTCGGTACGGGCGGCGGTCACCGTGGCATCCCGGTCGGCGGCCGAGATGCCGGTGCCATCAGCCGCCGACGCAATCTCACTGCTCATGTGGCTTCCTCCGGTACGATTGCCGCGTCCTGCAGGCTGGCGACGTGAGAGCCGGTCGAGGACCTCGTCGAAGCTCGCCATTCGGTCGGCGAGACCGTTGGCTATCGCGTCGACCCCAATGAAGGTCCGGGCCTCCGTCGCCCGCGCGGCATCCACGTCGAGACGATCACCGCGCCCCGCCGCGACGAGGCCGACGAACGTGTCGTAGTGGGCGTCGACGCTGGCCTGAAGATCGGCGCGGACTGCGTCCGACAGCGGCTCGAACGGGTTCCCGTCCACCTTGTGGCTGCCGGCGAAGATGAGCGTCGGCCTAATGCCCTGGGCCGCCAGCTCGCCGCTCCGGTCGGCATGGATCATCACGACGCCGATCGAGCCGAGGATCGAAGTCGGCGACACGACAACCTCGTCGGCTGCACTGGCGAGTCCGTAGGCGGCCGACGCCGCCATGTCGTTGACGAAGGCCACAACTGGCTTGGTCTGGCGAACGGCTCGGATCAGGTCGGCAACCCCGGACATCCCCGCCGCCTCGCCACCGGGCGAGGAGATATCGAGGAGGATCGCGTGGACCTCAGGATCTGCGGCCGCGTCGCGGATCTGTGCGCCGATACCCTCGTAGCTCGTCAGGCCCGAGCGGCTATCGAGCCAGGCGCCGCGGTTCACCAGCGTGTCGAGGATCGGTACGATCGCGACGCCGTTGGTGGCTCGCGTCAGCGCAGACCGGCCGCTCTCCCTTCGTGCCGAGCCGACGAAGCGAGTGGCATCGATTCCCGGTCCGATGTCGAGATCACCATCGAGGCCGATCCTGCCGGCGAGAACCGCGAGGAGAACTTCCGCCTTCGCAGGATGAATGAGCAGCGGCGTATTGAGCAGCCGATCCGCGAGGTGATGGAGTTGTCCCGCCATCAAAACCCTCCCGCGCGAAGTCCGAAGCGGCGCCGCGCGCCGGACCGGCTGGCGCACAACCCTTCGAGCCGGTTCAGCTCGGCCCTGAGTGCCGGGATGTCGCCCTGGCCGTATTGGACCCGACGACGGACGCCGTTGCCGGCATCGAACTCGACCAACTCGGCGCGGCGCCCCTCGAGCAGCGCGTAATAGGCCTCGCGGATCCTCGGCAACACGGCGCAAGGATCGACGTAGTCGATGGATACCGTCATGAGGCCGCGTCCTGGTCGGTGTCTTCTGACGGCTCTTCGCCCGGTGCCGTGGTGACGCCCTGGTGCTGAGCGTCCGGCAGGCCGTACGCCTCGCGCATCGCCTTCTCGCGGGCGCGCTGGGCGTATACGTCCTCGATGTCGTAGCCGAGATCCTCGGCGATCGCGGCGTCGGTCATGACACCGAGGCGACACCAGATCTCGTGCGCCTTCGCGGTCTTGAGATCGTCGGCCTGCGGCTTCGGCGCACCCCGCCAGATCGCACGCGAGGCTGCGGCACGATGGGCAAGGAATCCGGCGAGGCCGCCTGGGAACGGAACCCCGCCGCGCGCGATCTCCTCCTCGAGCCAGGCCTCGTAGACAGCATTGCAGAGCGGCGCGATGACATGGGCGCGGCGGTAGAGCGTGATCTGGAAGATCTCGCCGGTCGCCATTCGCACGCTCGAGTAGGTCGCGTTGGTGTAGTCGGCCGTCGCGCTCTCGTAGGTGAGGCCCATGCATCGCGCCAGTTCGCGCAGGAGATGGGCGGCGAAGTCGCGGTAATCCGAATGCGGGTGCTGGGCCCGATGGAGTTCGAGCTTCTGGCCCGGAAAGAGGTGGGCGATACGGC